ACAACGTTCATTGCTCCCCGGCCCGCTGTGTTCAGGCATGCAGCCGCGCAGCCTGTGCTGGCGTTAGGACATACGTTCTTGCCGCTCAGGTTATACGGGGCCATATAAAGAATGCCTGTGAGCACGCCTATTTTCTCCGATTTGATTGTCTTATAACTGGTGCCTACGCCCAGCAGCTTTTGCTTTTTCATAAATTATCCTTTCTATTATTTATATCTTATTATCATATATTATATATTTGTCAAGCCTGAGCCCTTGCGCGCTTGCGCTTTTTTATAGGCTTGCTGCCTGTGCCTTGTGCCTTGCTTGCGCTTCTCAGCTTGCTGCAGCCAGTACGGGTTGACAGTGCCGCGGACGCCGTTCCGCGCAGCAGGTGCCGCGGGCTCAGCCCGCAGCATCCTGCTATTATACGTTGATCTATTAGTCAATGATCGAGGCCACCTTATCCGCGGCTGCAAATATCTCTGCATCTTCAGCGTGAACCAGTGGCTGGCCGTGGAAGTCCGGGGTCCAGTTTTTATCAAGCTTAAGGCGCGGCGGGAAGACAACGGCCACGTCGCCTGCCAGTCTAGGATCAGGCATTTGCGCGCCGTATTTATTCTTAAACAGGTGCCAACGTAAGTGGCTGGCGCGGTGATTAATCTTAGCATCCGCCTTCAGCAATGCCTCTTCATCACAGAACAGGTCCACGTTAACGGCCTGGCCATCTGACTGGACCCAGCGGCCCTGAGCTATTTCAATCATTGATGCATTGATCAACGGGTAGATCTTATCAAAAGCGGGGCCGCCTGTACCATCGATATGATGGATCTCAGCTGGTGAGTCATCCGCTTTTAATATCATTACGCTATAAGTTTTCATAAGTATCCTTTCTGTTTATAATTATCACATTATCATATATTCCTGACATAATGTCAATGAATCTTTTCTGTGGATAAGTCAAAATAAAACTTGACAAATCGCTTGCGGGCTTGAGGGCCCACCCTCCCTGAATATTTATACTTTAGAATAATTCTAAAGTGTACGGGTGAGAGCCCTTGTACGCCATTATCTAGGATTGGTTATATATCTGACGCCTAGAATTAAAGACAGATACTTTTAGCACTCGGTAGCTCTCATAGTTTATACTTGGACTTACAGATATACCTACCATGCCAAGTATTAGAAGTATTAATTTACCAATGCAAAACCTTGCGTTGGCACAGCAACTTCAACTTCTTTTGGTTGCTGTTCTCTAGCAGATTGTCTTACTGCTAGTGAATGTCTTAGTCTTTCTTTTGTATCGTCTGATACAATAGATAACTCTCTTGATAGATCACTTGTTTCAAACGAAACACAATCCTCGACATCTTGCCAATACTCTTTGACATCAGACAAGAACTTAGCTTGGTCAATGATACTGTTCATATCTTTGATTAACTCGTATTTCATTTGCCACAACTCTCGGTGTGCATTTGTCAAACTACTTTGAGCCTTTGCATACATCTTAAGCTGTTCCCAATGGTGTTCTTCACACATCATGGTACGAGAATGACAGCCACCCGTATTCGGTACGATACGACTGAAAGCAGAAATGTCATCACTATAATCTCTACCTCCTCTATGATAGCCATGTTTATTCCACAAGCCACGATCAAGACTTGTTGATACTTTTGACAAATCTTCTTCCATAGCTTTTGTCTTTTCGTGGTAGTGAGGGTTGCGATCTCTACTTGTCTCACTATACTCAACTTCTAGTGTCGCTTGGTGTCCTTTCTCTTGCAACTCGAAGTGATACAATGCTAGCATTTCATCATCACTAATAGTCCACTTGTATTGGCTTTCACTACTATCTGTATGTGTCGGCTTAAAATAAAAGCATTGATCTATTTCTGTGAATGATCTGTAATGATTGCTACCTCTATCGTACTTGGCTAATACTTGCATATCCTCTAGTGGAAACTTATTATCCATTATAGGGGTGATTACATTATCCCAAGTTTGTTGTTTTATTGTTCTGTAATTTTCTATGGCAAGTTTTAGATTGTCCTCAACTTCCATAGGTGTCTTATTCCAAACAGTCGAAGCCCACTCTCTTTTGAGTAGCTGTCGTTTCTGTTGGTTTAGTCTTAGTTTATTAGCTTCCATATATTATCCTTTCTCTTGGTTGCTATTATCTTCTATCACATTATGTGATATGTTGTCAATTAAATTAGAGAACTCTCGAGAGTATCTTGCAATCCACTCTTTCATACAGCTTTGTGAATGAAAGTGCTTGTGGATTGGCTCCACTTCATATCGTGTTGGATAATCTGTGTAAGAATAATCATCTTGAGGATATGCTGAGTATGACTTGGGGTAAAACTTCTTACCACAAGTCACACAGTACCTTGCGTTCTTACTCATATTCCAAAAAACACACTAGCTATCATGCGTACTGGAAAATAGATGAAAGCACAAAATAGAAAAATGGCTAGCCAGCCATTACTACTAAAATATCTCATTAGTTCATTACCTCCATTGTATTAGGTATCATAGCCTCGATATGTTCTATATCGGTTGCAGTTCTATAACCTTTGATTTGATCGTTGTTATCTAAGCATACAAAACATACTGCAACTTTGCCTTGCTTAGTTTCCCACACTCTACATTTTTCATCAAAGAAGCCCTTGCGTATTATAATATCCTCTTTGCCATTATGAAAAAAATGTATCTTGAATTGTGTTGCCTTGCTTAGTTCTGTTTGAATCCACTCCAAAGCTATTGGCTTGTCCTCTTTGTCTAAGATAGAATATATCTCATCATATCTTTTATCTAACATTTATTATCCTTTCTATTGGTTATGGGAACATATCATATAGATATGTTCCCAATCGTCAAGATTAATTAACCAACTCGACTATTTGAAAAACAGTATTTGTGCTTGGCGTATAATCTTCGTCATACTGCCTTTCTGTTTTAATTTCTTCTTCTAGTGCGTTCTCTTTGACTAACTTCATAGCCTTGACAACTTCTATTTTAGGTGTTTGAAATACTACATCTACACCCCACTCAATACTTTTGTATTGATCTATTTTTAAAAGTGCGTACATATTAGCCCTCCCCTTGTGCTTCTTGGAACTGCTCAAACCTTGCTTCTGCTTGTTCCCATTGTAATTGGTCATCTTCATCTTGAGTAATGCAATCTAAACAGACATCACCACTCTCAACTTGTGCAATATAATCGTGTGTTGTATTGCAATCACATCTTATACATTTAATCATCTTTATACTTTCTGTTAGTTAATTAATAATATCTTATCTCATATTATCATATAATAATCAAGTATTAATTTATTTTTTTCTGTGGATAACTTTATTTTTTTATTGACATATCTTGTGTCCCTTGTGGGCCCACCCACCACATGTAGGTTGCATAAATGTCACTGTGGATAACTTTTTTTATTTGTGTCGTTTTTTTCTTGACACAAGATCTTGTGCCCTTGCGGGCCCACCCACCCCATATGTAGTATGTGCTTGAGCACTGAGGGGCCCACCCACCCCGCCAATAGAGGTACCATGTCAGATTCTGAGCTAGAAAGTCATGACCCCCACCCCACCCGGATTCTGTCAGAAAGGGATCCTATATGTTGATATATAGTTTGATTTGTAAATAGATATGGGCTAAAATCATTTTCACTTTGCTAGAAACAAAAAGGTGCAAAATTTTTTATAAATTTTTTTCAAATGCTAACCCCAGAACAAGTTAAACAATTACCGCCTGATACCAGGAAAGAATATCTTAAGACAATGCTTCTTCTTGAAGAGAAAAAGAAGGAACAAAATATTAGAGATGATTTCTTAACTTTTGTAAAACATCTATGGCCAGATTTTATTGAAGGTGATCATCATAAAATTATGGCAGAAAAATTTAATCAGGTTGCTAATGGTGATCTAAAAAGATTAATTATTAATATGGCGCCAAGACATACTAAGTCTGAGTTTGCATCCAACTTTCTACCTGCATGGATGATTGGAAACAATCCTAAGTTAAAAATAATCCAAGCCACGAACAACGCTGAGTTAGCCGTGAGGTTTGGTCGTAAGGCTAAAGGTCTTATGGAGCAGGCAGAGTACCAAGAGATATTTGACACTAGACTTAAAGAAGATTCAAAAGCCGCCGGTAAATGGGAAACGGACCAGGGCGGAGAATATTATGCCGCGGGTGTTGGTGGATCAATCACGGGCCGTGGAGCGGACTTACTTATTATTGATGACCCACATTCCGAACAGGACGCAATGAACATGGCCAGTTATGATAGAGTTTATGAGTGGTACACATCTGGACCTCGTCAGAGGTTACAACCTGGCGGCAGAATAATAGTAGTGATGACTCGTTGGAATGTTGCTGATTTAACCGGTAAGCTGATAAAAGGACAAGCAGAACCAAAAGCAGACCAATGGGAAGTAATCGAGTTCCCAGCAATACTTCCAAGCGGGAAACCGGTTTGGCCTGGTTATTGGAAGCTAGAAGAGCTTGAAGCGGTAAAAGCATCCGTGAGTATACTAAAATGGAACGCACAATACCAACAAAATCCGACAGCAGCAGAAGGTAGTATTATCAAAAGGGATTGGTGGCAATTGTATGATAAGCCAGAACCACCGGCACTATTACATGTAATTCAGTCTTATGATACGGCGTTTATGAAAAAAGAAACGGCTGACTACAGCGCCATTACGACTTGGGGAGTTTTTCATCCAAATGAAGGCGACGCACCTAATTTAATATTATTGGACATGGTCAAGGATAGATACGAGTTTCCAGAGTTACGTAAGAAAGCTAAAGAACAATATGACTACTGGAAGCCCGAAACGGTGATCGTGGAGGCTAAAGCTTCAGGCTTGCCTTTAACGTACGAATTACGTAAACTAGGGATACCAGTTATTAACTTTACACCGAGTAAAGGAAATGATAAACATACAAGGATAAACTCTGTAGCTCCTTTGTTTGAGGCTGGAATGATTTGGGCACCAGACAAAAAGTTTGCAGAAGAGGTTATTGAGGAATGCGCTGCATTTCCATTAGGTGAACATGACGACTTAGTGGATAGTATGACTCAAGCCGTAATGAGATTTAGACAAGGTGGCTTTGTCGAGCATCCCGATGATTACGAGGATGAACCATTGCCGGAACACGCGAGGACGTACTATTAATGAGTATTGCAAATTTAACAAAATTCGACCCTGCTAAGAATACTTTTTCTTTTGATTCGACTTTACAGTCTGGAATCTTAAATTCAATGAACCAAAGTCAAGATCCGATAAATTCTACTTTTATACCTTTTCCTGAAATTAATCCTTTTCCTGAAATTGGTGTACCTCCTCCATTCGGTGGTGGTGGCGGTGATGGTAACCCCTATAGAGAGCAAGACAATCCAGTAACTGGAGAAATTAATATGGACAACATTAGAAGCTTCTTTGGTTTTAATCAAGCTGCAGAAGGAGAAGAGGGAGAAGAAGGAGAAGATGGATTTAGCTTTGATGGTATTATGAATGCGTTTAGAACTTTTAGCCCAGTTAATTTTGCAATTAGAAATATAGTTTCTCCAGTGGTTGATAAGATAAACGAAACCTACGAAGCATATAGAGAAAGACAAAGACAAGCTTCAATAGCTGAAGGAGCAACTTCAGCTGCAACTAATGCGAACAGAACAGCACAACAGTCACAACACGACAAACTTGCGGACGCATTTAATGATCGTACAGGGGGTGGTAATCATGGGAGTACTGGTACTAGTGGCGGTCCATCAGCAGGTCCAGGAGCTAACGCAACAGGTAATGGTAACGGCCTAGCATAATTTAACGAGGTAATAATATGGCAATAGATAAAGTAAGCGATTTAACAAAAACAACTAACGTAATTGACGAGTCAGTTGAAGTAGCAATACAGGAACGTGAAGCAAATGATCCGACAGAAGTAAATGTTGAGATGATGGATGACGGCGGTGCAGAAATAGATTTTGATCCACAAGCAGAACAGTTTCAAAGTGGTCAAGATTTTGACACTAACTTAGTTGAGTTTTTAGATGAGGATGTATTAATAGAAGTTGCATCTGATCTTGAAGATTCTTATGAAGATTTTAAATCAGGTAGATCTGATTGGGAAGACACTTACACCAAAGGTTTAGAGCTTTTAGGTTTTAAATATGAAAATAGATCAGAACCATTCCAGGGCGCAAGTGGTGCAACTCACCCTGTACTAGCTGAAGCTGTTACACAGTTTCAGGCTTTAGCTTATAAAGAATTACTTCCAGCACAAGGGCCGGTCAGAACTCAAATTATTGGTGCGCACAATCCAGATTCAGAAAAACAATCTGCACGTGTAAAAGATTTTATGAATTATCAGCTTATGGTAAATATGAAAGAGTACGAGCCTGAGTTTGATCAGATGTTATTTAATTTACCTTTAGCAGGATCAACATTTAAAAAAGTTTATTACGATTCTGTTTTGAATAGATGTGTTTCTAAATTTGTACCTGCAGAAGATTTGTATGTTAGTTACAATGCAACTTCTCTAGAAGATACTGATGTAATTATTCACAAAATAAAAATATCACAAAACGATTTACGTAAACAACAACTGACAGGTTTTTATGCAGACATAGAACTAAGTGAAGATAGTTACGAGGCAGACGAAGTTACCGATACTAAAGATGATATATCTGGTGTTGAAAGAACTGCAAAAAGCGACGTGCACACTTTATTAGAATGCCATATTGAATTAGACCTAGAAGGTTTTGAAGACAAAGATGAGCAAGGTGAAGAAACAGGATTGAAGTTACCTTACATTGTAACTATTCACCATGACTCAAGTAAAGTTTTATCAGTTAGAAGAGCGTACGCGGTCGATGATCCGTTACGCAAGAAGAAAGAATATTTTGTACACTTTAAGTTTTTACCAGGACTAGGCTTCTATGGATTCGGCCTTATCCACATGATCGGCGGACTGTCACGAACTGCAACTGCAGCATTGAGACAGCTTCTTGACGCCGGCACCTTGTCAAACTTACCGGCCGGATTCAAACAAAGAGGTATTAGAGTCAGAGACGAAGCTCAACCGTTGCAGCCGGGAGAGTTCCGTGATGTCGATGCGCCTGGTGGAAATCTTCGTGACGCATTCATGCCGTTACCATTTAAAGACCCAAGTGCCACGCTCCTACAACTAATGGGAGTTGTTGTCCAAGCAGGTCAACGTTTCGCGTCCATTGCAGATATGCAAGTGGGTGACGGAAATCAATCGGCAGCCGTGGGTACAACTATGGCGCTCTTGGAACGTGGATCGCGGGTCATGTCTGCTATTCACAAAAGAATTTATGCAGCAATGAAATGCGAGTTTATGTTACTTGCTAAATGTTTTGCAACGTACTTACCAAAAACATATCCATACGATATTGTTGGTGGTGCAAGAGAAGTTTTTGCAACTGACTTTGATGACAGAGTCGACATTATACCGGTTGCAGATCCAAACATCTTTTCACAAACACAAAGAATTACGATTGCACAAACAGAATTACAAATGGCAATGTCAAATCCGCAAATGCATAATTTGTATCATGCTTATAAACACATGTATGAGGCGTTAGGTGTAAAAAATATTGACACACTATTGCCGCCACCAATGCAACCAACACCTTTAGACCCTGCAAGTGAAAATATTTTAGCAATGAACGGTAAAAAGTTTCAAGCATTCCCAAAACAAGATCACCAAGCGCACATGAAAGCGCATTTACAGTTTATGGGGACTACAATTGTACGAAATAATCCAAAAGCAATGGGCTTGTTACAGCAAAATTGCATGGAACACATAACTTTGATGGCTGGAGAGCAGATTGAGTTAGAATTTAGCGAAGAAATTACTCAAATGCAGCAAATGGGACAACAATTACAGATGATTATGCAACAGGCGGGACCAAATCAAGCTCAAATGCAGCAAAATCCTCAAGTTATGCAACTACAACAGCAAATGCAAAGCATGCAAACTTCAATGGAGGCTAGAAAATCACAATTAATAGCTGAATTTATGGCAGAGTACGCAGAAGCAGAACGTGAAGTGTTAAATCAGATTGAAAATGATCCATTATTGAAACTTAAGGACAGAGAAATTGATCTTAGGGCTAAAGAAGAGGCTAGAAAAGAAGAAGAGTCACAAAATGATCTAGCAATGGACAGAGCTAAACTATTACAAGCTCGAGAGCTAGCAGAAGAGAAAATGGAACAGAACGATGAGCACCAAAAGCTAAGAGCAAGCGTATCATTAGCTAAAAGTGGTATTCAGCAAATGAAAAGTACAATAGTAGAGAACTAATATGAGAGAATCCGACATCATAGCACCACTTGGACTTATGTCTATTATGGGTATGTTGGCTGGAGACAAAAAATCTAATTTGTTGCAAGAACAAATAGAGGCTTACCAAAAAGAACAAGAGGAAGCAAAGAACAAAAAAGAACAAGAGATTCCTGTTGTTGAAGAAGATGATTCTCCTGAACTAACTGTGTCAAATTTATCAAAGTATTTTAAACCAGGAATACAGGACGACAGTCTTAAAGAAACTAGTGACGCATTAAGTTCAGCTTTTAATATTGGACCAGAATTATTCGGCTTTAATGTTATGCAATCTCTTTTTCCACAATTAAGTATAGCTGATGCAACTACTAAAGGTGGACTAGAAAACTTAGACGATTTTATTGAGATGGATGGTGATCCAATGGGAACAGCTTTATATTTAAGTAAAGGAACAACTATACCTGGACTAGAAAACGAAATTTTTGGCTATAACCAGGGCGGCCTAGTACCACCGCTACGCGGACCGATGTCAAGTGGTATAGGTACATTATACAAACTTAAATAATGAAAAAAGAGAAAAAAATCAGCAAAGTAATGCGTGAATATAAATCAGGCAAACTTAAATCTGGTAAATCTAATAAAAAAGTGGTAAATAAAAAGCAAGCCATAGCTATCGCGCTCAGCGAAGCAGGTGTAAAAAAGAAAAAAAGGAGGTCATCATGATCGACGATTTAAAATGGAAAGCCCAAGAATGGTGGAACGGAACCACTAAGAAAACAAAAATTATAATTGCCGTTGGCGTTATAATTGTCATCGCGGTAATCATCAACAACTAATGAACCCACTGCTACTTATCAAACCACTTTTAGGTCTTGGAGGAGGATTATTAAATAATCCCGTTGCAAAACTCATCACCGAAAAGACCGTTGGCGCAATTTCTCACAAGCTAGAAAAAGATAAAATTATAAAAGCAAAGGAGATAGAAGCGGCTGCAAAAGTGGACGTAGCAAAGATTGGTGTTCAGATGGAACAGGTGAGACAAACTGCTAATTCATGGAAAGACGAATATTTGGTCGTTTTCTGGAGCCTCATTATTTTGGCACATTTCACACCTTGGACGCAACCATGGATGGCGGCAGGCTGGGAGATATTAGGCCAAGCAAATGATTATTTTTGGATCATTATTCTTACCATAGTTGGTGGAAGTTTTGGGGTTACTACTCTTAGTAAGTTTAAAGGCAAATAAAAACTTAGGGGGATAAATGGTGGAGGATAAGAAGTGTGCTTGTCACACTGAAGAAAAAGTACGTTCGGGGGAATGTTGCAAACAAAAAGCCAACGCTCTCGATGAGTTTTGGCATAACTTAGGAGATAAGAAAAAGAAATATGTCAGAAGCTATAGACCCAGTACACGTAGTATACAAGATCCAGAGACTACTTGACGAAATAATGGAAAACAACGCTAACGTCTTAATTGGCGGTGGTGTTGACAATATGGAGAAATATAACTATATTCTCGGAAAGATCCACGTTACGGATCAAATTAAACAGGAAATCTCTAACCTGCTACAACCAAAGGAGCCAGAACCAGATGACGAAACGAACATCGCACGCCTTAGAAGATAAATATAATGCTGAAGCAGATGCAAAAAAGATTGCAAAAAACGAAGCAAAAAAAGAAACTCAAGAAACAAATTTAGATAAGTTACCGCATCCTACAGGATGGCGTATACTTGTTATGCCCTTTCAAGTTAAAGAAAAAACTGAAGGTGGAATTATTATTGCACAAGAATCTTTAGACAAAGCACGTGTAGCAACGCAAGTTGGATACGTATTAAAGATGGGTGATCTCTGTTACAAGGATGAGGAAAAGTATCCAACAGGACCATGGTGTAAAGAAAAACAATGGGTGGTCTTTGCAAGATACGCAGGATCACGTATGCAGATTGATGGTGGTGAGATAAGAATGTTAAACGATGACGAGATACTAGGGACAATAGATGATCCTGAAGATCTTATTCACGCAATGTAATTCATAGGAGGAATTAACTATGCTAGAAGATAAAATAGATGTCGGTGAAACCGATGAACAAGAAATGGAGATTGATCTTGATGCTCCAGAACAATCACTAGAAGAACCAACAGAGGAGATTAAAGTTGAACAAATCGAGGAAACCGATGACACATCTGAGGAACCTAATGAGCAGCCTGCTGTTCAAGCTGATAAACCCCAAGACGAACTGGGAGAATATTCAGAAGGTGTTAAAAAAAGAATAGCTAAACTTACACGTAAAATGCGTGAAGCTGAAAGGCAAAAAGAAGAAGCTATTACTTACGCTCAAACTTTAAAACAACAACAAGACAAAATTAGAGGTCAGTACGACAAACTTGGCACTACTTATACTCAAGAACTAGAAGCAAAAGTAAATAATGGTATGGATGCTGCTAAACTTGCGTACAAGCAAGCAGTAGAGACGCAAGACATAGACGGTCAAATTGCAGCTCAACAAGCTATTGCTGAAATGGCTATGGAAGATGCTAGATTAAAACAAATCAAAGCAAACCAAGAACAAAGAGTGCAAGCTGCAGAACAGGTTGTACAACAACCAAAAACTGCACCTCAACAACAAGCAGAACCTGATTTTGACCCTAGAGCAGAAAGCTGGGCCCAAAAAAATAGATGGTTTGGTACTGATAATGCAATGACTTACACTGCATTTGATATACACAAAGAGCTTGTTGAAAACGAAGGATTTGATCCACAATCAGAAGAATACTATACGGAAGTCGACAAACGAATAAGGGTTGCATTTCCGCACAAATTTGATACTGTGGAGCAATCTACCACTGCACCAACGCAGAGTGTAGCAAGTGCCCGACGTCCGGCCAGTACAAAAGGACGCAGAAAAACTGTGAAACTCACACCTTCACAGGTAGCAATTTCTAAAAGATTAGGTGTGCCGCTAGAAGAATATGCGAAACAATTAGCCGCGAAGGAGGTATAAGCATATGGAAAAAGATAAAATGAAAACCACTCGCGTGAGTCAATCTAGAGCAAAAACTGAAAAGCCTAAGATTTGGACTCCTCCATCATCACTGGACGCACCACCTGCGCCAGACGGATATCGACATAGGTGGATAAGAGCTGAAAGCATGGGGTACGACGATACCACTAACATGGCAGGTAAGCTTAGATCAGGATGGGAGTTAGTTAGAGCTGACGAATATCCAAATGATAATTATCCTTCTATAGATAACGGCAAATACGCAGGTATGATCGGGGTTGGTGGCCTTGTGCTGGCAAGGAT